ATAAGATTTTGACAAAATTTCACAGACAAATAATTCGTCACGTTGCAAAAATAAACAAGTATAAAGTTGAAGCAATTAGTAAATAAACAAAACAAAGTAAGATGAAACAAAAAGTTGAAATAATAGATGGTATTGAAATCACCACATGGAAAGAAATTGAAAAGATTTCTAAATTGTATCCGAAACCTATCAGATATGCGGAAGGTACACAGGCAAGATTATTCCTTTTGAAATTTTATATGGAGCCTTTAATGAAAGATGAAAGACCTCCGATGGATATGATGGAACCAGGGAGAATGATAACCATCGCGTACAAAATTTATAAGGAGTCAATGGGTGATGCTACGAAAGATTTGGCGTTAACTTTGTTAAAGAAATTTATAAACTAGGTATTTTGCAATTTGTTAATTAGTGGTAAATAAGAGGGTTAGGCAAATGTCTAGCCCTTTTCATTTAAAACATTACCACTCCAATTGATTCAGCATAGTCAATAACCGCTTTAGCATGGCACCTTGCTAATGTATTTTGAAATAATGGGTCAAACATCATTTTAGCATCTTGAAAATTGGTAAAGAAACCATTTTCAGATAACACCGAAGGCATCAAAGTTTTGGTTAGTACGTAAAACCTTTCTTCTTTGTCATGATCCCCATCGGTAATATCAGAACGAAAAACCCAATTAGGATATGCTTTTTTAACCTCTTTGTATAAATATTCTGCATAAACATCCGATTCGCTTTGTCCTGGAAATGTAAACACCTCAAATCCCCTAGCACTTTTATTTTCGGCTGCATTTCCGTGAATACTTAAATATAAAGAACGACTATAATTTTTAGCTGCAAAGTTTGCCTTTTGTACTCTTTTACTTAAAGGCGTATCTATTATTTCATCATATACTTTCATTGTGGTCATTCCCCAATCATTCAAATAATTTTCAATGAGATTGGTAACGGCCCGATTAAACACTCCCTCAAAAAACCATCCATAAGAATGAAATGTGCCATTATTGTGTTGACTACATTTAGATGGGAAAGTAGTATATCCATTAGGTAATTTCACTTTAGGATTAATGCCACCATGACCAGCATCCAAAAATATACAAAATTCTTTTTTGTCCATAATTTTAATTTTTAAGGGGAATAGAAACTAATCTACTCCCCTCGGCTGCCTAAGGTAGCGATTCTTCTGCGCCTATAATTTAAATCCTATGAGCGCGAAAGCAGCCCCTACGATTGATAATTTTGGAGGTAATTTTATTTCTATCTCTTTGCCAGCGCATTCACGGCTTGTCTCCTTTATTTTGTCCCAAATTATTTGGGCTAACTGGATGTATTCACGCCACGTGAACTTAATTTTGTTGTTTTCAAGGTGTACGTTTATTTCTCCAGCTAATTGGGCAAAATTCATTGAGTAACATTGAATATCACCTAATGGCGATTTGACTGTGTCGGCTGATTTTAAAGCCTCTTTTAAATTAGTCTGCATATTATTTGTTTTAACGTCTGAAAAATCTTGTTATTAAAGTCCCTAAATTAACGCCTGTAATCCGCTTAATGTTTTCGGAAATACTTGTAAGCTCTACGGCTGCCATTAAAAACGCTGCCATGTATGTTATATTAAAAGGAAGGCTAAAAGTATTTCTTGCACCCTCGAATATAAGGATGCCACAGAAATAAACTACTATCTTTTCCATTGTCCGATAAAGCCCACGACTATTTATTTTTTGCCCTTCCTTTTTTGCAGCGAGGATTCCGGTTCCCATGTCCGCAAAAACAACAAATACCGTAAATATCAAAAATCCTTTAATCGGTATGAAAAACGATGCAATCCATCCGCAACAAATCGCATAAGCTATTTTTTCGTATCCTAAATGAAGGAGGTTGTAAATTGTTGTTTTCATATTACAAGTTTAAAACAAATATTGTAAATATACCAGATGCAGGATTTACAGCACTTGCACTATAATTATTGAATCTTACTTTAACAACACCTGCGGATGATACCCATGCAGTGTAATTTGTATTTGAAGGAGCAGAACCATCAGGAACGGATATTATAACAGGATGTGATGTTTGCGCTCCAGTATAACTTACGGTTATATCACTTGATGATTGTGCGCTCGTATTTGGAAAGTCTAAAGATGCGGAAATAAAACCTCCTATATTTAATGTACCGCTTGACAAATTTAAACCACTTCCTAAAGTTAAGTCAACTACCTGTCCTGTACTACTTCTTCCAATAACACTTGTAGCCGTACCCGTTGCCGATGCTAAAGTAACTGTTCCGTTAAATGTTTTATTGCCTCCAAATACCTGACTTCCAAAAGATATCACTGTTCCTGTTTGCGTTGCCGTTGCAGCCTGAATGCTTAAATTTCCAGCCGATACAGATAATCCACCTGATAGCGTTAATTCTCCTATTGCATTACTTGAATTTACACCAATAACACGCGTTATACTTAATGTTGATGCTAAATTTGTAATTCCCACTCCGCCTCCTAAGGTGCTAAATCCTGTAACATTTAAAGCACTTGAACCATTTATATCACCCAAAAATGTTTTAGCACCGCTAAATTGTTGTGTTCCATTACTTACTACGCCTGTTGTTCCACTTGCTGCAAGTGCCATTGAAATAACTGGAGTAGTTGTACCTGTTGCAACTGTTAAGCCATTTGGATTAGTAGGGTTGATGCTTACGTTTGTTACCGTTCCATTTGAATTACTTGTTCCTGCACCAATAGCCGTTCTAAACGTAGCCGCATCTAAAGCGCTTACCGTATTGTCAGCATTAAATCTTGGAAATGTTATAGCCGATGGATTAGTTAAAGTGAACATTGATTGCCCTATGGTTGTACCTCCTAAATCAGTCCTCATTCCATCCGCTGCTCTTTGGCTTACTGTGTTATCTGCATTGTAACGCAGGAAAGCTACAGACGAACCGTCAGGTATTGTAAAAGTATTTGCACCCCTTACCGTTGCCCCTAATGCAGTTCTTGCAGTTGCGGCCGTTGTTGCACCTGTTCCACCGTTAGCAATAGGTAAAGTACCTGTAACTTGCGAAGAAAGGGAAACACCGGACAATGTGCCACCAAGCGTAAGGTTGCCGGAAGAAGTAACCGTTCCTGTTAAACTTATTCCATTTACCGTACCAGTGCCACCAACAGAAGTAACCGTACCTGTAGGAATAGCCTGTGTAGAAAGTAAACCGCCTGAACCTGCTATAACCATTCGAGAGCCTATTCCATCAAGATTAGACAAGGTTGTTGCGCCTGTTACGCCTAGTGTGCCGTTAACATCTAGTGTAAATGACGGAGTTGTGTCTTTTATTCCTACATCACCCGAGGAATTTATAGATACAGCATCTATTTGTAAGTTAAAAGGATTTGAAGTATATAAACTTATAAAACTATTTCTTGCATCTGACTCCCCCCATTTATGTCTTATACCACTTCCATAATTTGAAAAAGTAAAGTTTATAGGTCTATTTGGAAAATGTATTCTTGTTGGCTCATAATCTGAGTTTGGTGCTAAAATTATTTGATAACCTCTAAAAAGTGCTGAAATATTACTATTTAAATTATTTGTAAAATTACCATTTACGTCAAGTCCAGTACTTAAATTTAAATTTGTACCATTTAACGCTCCCGTCAAAGTCCCACCCGTCAAAGGCAAATAAGTTGAAGCCGCGTTTGATTGAGTAAGATACGTCGAAGCCGCCAGGCCACTACGCAAATAATTTGTAAGCATCGAAGCCGTATCACTAACTAAAAGAGCCGCCGTTGTATCTCTCCATAATCCCTCACTACTTTTATAATACAAAGAAGACTTGTCGACTGGTAATGTAATTTGTACGTCGTGAAGCTCATCCAATTCCTGCCCATTCCTTATTTTTACAAACAATTCCCCCGAACCAGCATTACTCTTTACACATACACCAATGTAAACACCATGGATAGGTGCCTGTGGCTTTGTAGATGTCAGTGCGCCTGCTGTGGTGCCAGATAAATAAACGGCTGAATCAGCTGTTAAAGAAGATGTATTTATATTTGTTATTAATCCCTCTGTGATAATGTAACCGCTTGCATTGTTTAATATTTGTTCTGCAACAATACCAAAAGTATTAGCCGATGTCGGATCGCTTGTTGCAATGGCTTTCGCGACGGTTATTCTGTTTCCCTGACTTCCTGACAAATAAACAACATCGCCTTTATTAAGAGTTGCGCCTGTTCTGTTATTTACCCGTTGGTGTAATTGTTGACCGATTACATTAGTAACTAAACCACCTTTTAAGCCTTGTATTAAAGAGCCTTGTGTATCATTATATTCCACTTCACCAATTCCCACTGTGCCATCTTTTGCCGTGTTAAAAGTAATGGAATCAAAAGGCATGGTAACACCTTGAATAATTACCGTATCGCTATTATTAAACTTCCAGCCTCCTTTAGTTTTTATATAGCTAAATAAGACATTATTAAGCGTATCAAATAAATGGTAAGCATTATTTATAGTAAAAGGTTTTAAAGCCGTTGTGTCCGAAGCGCGACCCCTAAAAACCAAACCGTCGCCCGTAGTCTGATAACCTAACCGTTGTTTATTTCCTGTTGATGGGTATTGAGCAATGGCAAATGTAGAGGCTAAAATAACTAAAGCAATTATAAGACCCTGTCGTTTATTACCTGATTTGTTTATGACCTTTTTCCCGACGTTAAGAAGAAGGTCACGCACTAAAGTCAATGCTACTTCGCCCATTGCTTTTAAAAACTTTCTTTCTTTTTTTGGCTTAATTTCTTCCATTAGTTTATGTTTATTGCAAAGACAATATAATTACTTCCATCGTAATGGCTGTTTGAATCAATAGTAATTGTTGCAGGTAATGTGATAGTATATTGGCTATCTATTAATTTCTGCCCATTCTGGTAAACATGAATAGAAGCGTTTAAATTTGTTGTTGGTAGCTTTCCGCTATTCTGTGTCCATGTTAATACATTGGAAGTAGTATCAAGAAATTCTTGATTAAATATTGCAATAACTGAACCTGTAACGGTTACGTTGTTTATAGTTTCCGTGACGTTATTATTTACTACTCCACCACTTCCGGCATTGTTTGCCACTTGATTAAAGTCGCGAGGTTTGGATAAAACTGTTCTTTCGGTATAGTTAGGCATCTAATTCTATTTTAAAGTAATCACCCTGCCAAATCTCTGTTTTTAAATCTAAACTACCTCTTTCAAAAACGTAATATCCAGATGAATATTCTATGACTTTGTGAGGAAGGTAAGGATTATCAACTGATAGATTTTGGAATGGCATATCTACCATGCGTAGCTTCGGAGTAAGTTGACCGCGTATTACTTCGTTTACTAATAACTGTGTGACGTTATTAAAGCCCGATCCGTTGCCTACATCCCAACTACTACTATTTTCATAGGTACCAGATTCAAGAACCTTTAATCCTCCATCGGTTGTTTTGCTTGGCCCATCACCAATGTAGGTATCAAGGCTAAACACTGTGGAAGATTTATCGTCGTTATCAGACCCGTATTCAAGTATATCACTTTGTCCAGAAACGGCACCGGTAGGAAGAAATTCAAGGTAATTATTACTTAGTAAATAAGATACATTGAAGTTAGAAATTATACTACTTCCTGCCTCATTTCGCATTTCTTTTAATCTCATTTCCCAAACGTACTCCGCACTTTCTGGAATGTCTAAGGTATCAAATGTGATAGTTTTATAGGCAACAAAAGTAGCATCGGCTGTTATTGTTTCTGTGTTAAATTCGTATTCATAAAAAGTATTCTCCCACGTTGCAGGCTCCAATTGAAAGTTAAATCCATTAGTGTAAGTAACACCTCTTTTTAAATACTTGTTTTCCTGCTTTACTTGTAATGATTTTATTTTACCGGTAAATTTTGGAGTAGAAACGCTATCTAATTTTAATGTGTCTGTATTAGTAGATAAAATTACATAATCATAATCGCCACTTTCTGTAATTGTTTTCGTTACTCCACCTAAACGCAATCTAAGGCTACCACTATTTTCTATATCAACTTTTATTTTGACATAATATTTTCTTCCTGATGTAACTGTAAATGTAGTGTAAAATGCTTCCGTAGCTATTAAAGTACCTTCAAGTATTTTGTTATCAATTATCCATCCGCTGCCTAATGTCCAATTAGCACTTTCAAAACCTTGTAAAGGAAAACTATTAATTATAGATGCTACCTTAACGGCAAATACAAATTGAAACGGCTCAAAATTTACAGGATTTAAAGCCTGTGCATAAAAACCAAGTATTCCAGTGTAAGACAATCGAGCATCCGGATTAGACGCATCCAATGTGGGAGTTGTAGTAATTACCGGAGTAGTATTTGTTGCGTAGTTATATTCTACGCCTGCCAATAAGTTTTGTTTAGCAAAGTGATTATAACGTATTACTACATTTTTTAAAGCAGGATAATAAGTCCACTTACCACCGCTTAATCTCATTAAATTGCTTCCTGAAAGATTGGTTTGAATATTAGATAACGTTAAATCTGCGGTAAATGTACCTGATTGTTGAATGCCAAAAGCATTGTATTTAAAGTATCTTTTAGTAGCAGGTGTTCTTGAATATTCGTTTACTTGAATAAACCAATATTGATTCCCACTAAATATCAATCTTGCTCCAAACGTTTGACAAATCTTTTTTATAACATCGTAGCAACTTTGATACACATAATTGCTTTTTGTGTCTTTGTGGTAAAATGCCCGATGCTGAATAACTGTCAATAAAGAGTAATCAGATGCAGCATTGTAGGCTATTGTGTTCTCGTGCCAATTAAAAATAGTATGCAATACAGGCAAACTATTTGCTACTAAATTTTCCTGTACAAAATCCAGTTGATTAAGACAGTTTAAAATATGTTGAACTACAGTATCTTGCCCATTGTAAGGCCCAACCGCACTTTTATAATCTAATGTTTTTAACCAACCTAATCCATCTATTGCAGATATTTGAGCCTGATAACCTATAACCAATGGCACATCTTCAAATTCTACTAAATCAGTAACTATATAGCCATACCATTTAAATGATACTGTGGTATTATCATCTTCGTAGGCTGTCAGTTCCATCGTAAATCTACCCTCAACTGCCAATCCAATATCAAGAAGTAGAGTTTGTAAATCTTCATTATTTATCAATAAAGACAATGAACAACGGGAACCAATAATAGGAGTAAATCTTTCCTGCCCTTGCTGACTTTCACTATCGTACTGTATGCCTAATGATAAAGTATCAAATGTTTTCACAGTACCAGAAAAGCTACTATCTTTTATAGATACAGTAATCTTTCTACTTTTCTCATTATATACCGTAGTCGAAAACCTTACTCCCATTATTGTATTCTACTTAATCCCTTTTGAGATCTGTTTAACAATATAATCAAATCATTTCCGCTTATCCTTGTTTCAAGGCTGCCACCTACTCCCATATCTCCCATCATTGATTTAAGTTTAGATAAAGGTGCTATTACTTCAGGGTCAACACGAGCATTTCTGTTATCCCCTACGGTTGCCATTGTTGGGCCGTATGCTAATCCTCCTTCGGCTAATTTTGGAGCAGATAAGCTATTTTTTACCAATGTACCTAAAGCTACTAAAGCTATACCTCCAGCGATAGCGATAACAGGATTTAAAGATTTTAATGCAGTCTTAATACCTAAAGCGGCTATACCTACTTGTATAGCTAATTTACCAAAACTAATAACCGCTTCCGCTACTGGCAATAAAAAAGACTTTATATTAAATCCTGCACCTGATAAAGCATTACCTAACTGTTCACCTAATGCTACAGATAAATCAGTTAATGTACCTTCAATAATATTTTTAAAACCTGTATTTAAATCCTCTATTCCTTTTTTTAATCTAGTTATATTATCGTCAGTTACTTGTATTGCTTTACCTGCAGCATCTTGAGCCTTTGCAAAAGCGTCTGTTTCTTCTTTTGCTCTTTGTGTTTCTGCTGTAACGCTTCTTAATTGATCTGGTAATTTACCTATAGTGGGTAATAAATTTGTAGTTGGCATTAATTCATTTATAGGCTGTGATTTTACTCCAACACCTTTACCTCCTCCCGTTCCTCCTCCTGTCGGTGCGCCACCACCACCAAATACTAAATCTCCTGTACTTGTTTCACCTCCTCCATTATTAGTTTTAGAAATAGGCGTAGCCATAAATAGGCTTTTAAATTTACCTTTAAGACTGTCAACTGTTTCGCCTATTGTTTTAAATTCCGCTGCAACTACTTTTTGCTCTTCCTGATATTTTGTCATTCCACTAACATCAAATAATTGATAGCCCATTGCTTTTTGCAACTTATCAATAGCCATCATAAAATCAGCTACTCCCTTGTTAGCACTGTTTTTTATGTTTATCCAAATATTTGTAAATCTATCACTAAATGCTTTCCAGTTATCATAAACATATAAAGCAATCGCACCAACCGCAGCAATGGCTAAGGTAACGCCAAGTATAGCAGGATTAGCAAGTATTTTTGCAAAAGCACCGGATATAACCGTAGATAGGTTTTTTACCGTAGTCATAATTAAACGAGTAGTACCAATTAATGCACTAAAAGTAGTAATCAATTTTCCTACTATAAATATTGCAGGCCCTAAAGCCGCAACTAATAAACCAGCCTTTACAATAAATCCCTGTGTTTCCGGATTAAGTGACTTAAATCCATCTACTAATCTTTGTAATCCTGTACTTAATGCTGCGGCTACTGCCTCTAAATTTAATGTTTCATTTATTGCCTTACCTAACTCTGCTAATGATGCTCCGACATTATCCCTTAAATTATCAAACGTATTAGCTAGACCACCGTTTGCCCTTTCCAAATTTCCTAAAGCACCTACAGACCTTTGTATAAATTCTTCGCTACTTATACCCAGTTCTCTAATTCCTTCGGCTGTCACTACGCCAAATTCCTCTTTCATTACTCTGGCAAACTCTGGAAGTCTTTCTTTAATTTGATTTAAATCTTCCTGCGTTACCTTACCTACCGCGCTTATCTGTGATAATGCTAATACAACTCCATCAAATTGTTCCGCTCCACCTCCTGCACGCGCTACAGCATTACCAAATTGTGTAATAGTTTCACGAGCTGCATCGGCATTCATACCAACACTTTGTAAAGATGCTGATGCTTTCACAACTTCAGGAAGTGCAAGACCTGGATTTTCGGCAACCTTACGGAGTTTTTCCATCTCTATCCCTGCCTCCTCACTACTTCCCATAATAGCAATTAAACCATTTTGCAGTTTTTCCATATCCGCAAAAGATTTTAAAGCAGCCGCACCAAGTCCTATAATAGGT